GGCTTGGGACAAAGCCTTGCCAGTCGGTGGGCTGCCCTCAATGGAAGACCATGAGATTCCCAACAAGCCTGTAGATATTGATACGAATAAAGACGCACGCAAAAGGTGGAGAAGAGACGCAGCCCGCATCCACTTTGAAAATGAGCGGCAGAAGTCCAAGCGTTTACAGGTGATGAAGACCATGCAAGTCATGGAGCGGTTCAAAGATGATCGGGTGTACTTCCCCGGTAATCTGGACTTCAGGGGCCGTTGGTACTACATTCCTCACTATTGGCAACCACAGGGACCGTCGTGGACGAAGGCAACTCTGAGGTTCGAGGACGGGGCCAAGATCACCGATTCGGGTGTTAGATGGCTCTACATCAATGCAGCCAACAAGTGGGGCATGGATAAGAAGTCCTTTACTGATCGCTACAGGTGGAGTGAGGACAATATCGAGATGATCAAGGCTGTTGGATCAGAACCGACAGCAAATATGGATTGGACAAAAGCAGACGATCCGTTCGGCTTTGTGGCGGCTTGTCACGAAATTTCAGAACTGCACTTGCAGGGATCTTCGTTCCGCACTACTCTCCCCGTCGCACTCGATGCCACAACACAAGGTTTGCAGATTTATGCAATGCTGCTGAAGGATCCAGTGTCCGCCTTGTCAACAAACGTGCTGCCGCACCACGAGCCATCTGATACTTATCAGTTGGTCGCGGATCGTGTTATTCAGAAACTCCAAGAGAGTTCTGACTCATACGCAAAGAAGTGGTTGGAGTTTGGCATCACCCGTTCATGTACAAAGCGACAAACGATGACTCTGTGCTACGGCTCCACCTTCTACTCCTGTCAGTCTTACACCGCAGAGTGGTTTTACAAAGAGTTGAAGACAGGAAGAAGCAATCCCTTTGGTGAAGAGACATACGCTCCTTGCAACTTCTTGTCTGCTTTGATCTGGGATGCAATCAACGAAGTTGTTGGTGCTGCTCATACTTGTATGGAGTGGCTTCGTGAATGCACGAAGATTCTCATTGAGCATGATGTCACACCACGTTGGATGACTCCGCTTGGCTTCCCAGTCAAGATGCGGTACGAAAACTACAACTCACAAACTGTCAAAACAATCGTGGCAGGCAACGTGCGAAGACATCGCATCAATGTTGAGAATGGAGAGACAAGTGTTCGCAAGACTGTCAACGGTATCTGTGCAAACCTTGTTCACTCTTTGGACGGTGTTGGTGGCATCCTTGGCTTGACGGTGTTGAAGTGTTTGGAGAGAGGAGTAAACAATATCTTTGGTGTTCACGACTCCGCCTCTGTCCTTGCCACCGACTGCGACTTGTTCAACGAAGCGGTGCGTGAAGCAACCGTTGAAATCTTTGAAGATGACATGCTTGAAAAAATCGAACAAATGTTCTTGACCATGTTGCCATCTGATGTACACTTACCTTCCGCTCCCCAACGTGGGGACTTGGATATCACCAAGGTGTTAGAATCACCTTACTACTGGAATTGAAAGGATTCCCTATGCGACGTACTCTTACCAAGTACACAACCAGCGTGGGCATTGCCCGTTACCCGCACCTGTCGGAACCGGACACCAAGTTCGACGAAGACGGCGTTTACACCACCCAACTGATTCTCGATACCGATGATGTCGAAGAGTTGGAAGGTTTGATCGAAACCGCCAAGAACGAGTTGGCTGACGAGATCCGATCTCAGAAGCCCAACACCAAGTTCAAGGACGGCACAAGCCCAATCACCGAACACGAAGAAGACGCAACCAAGCGAATCGTCAAGTTCAAACTCAAAGCCAAGGGTGGCAAAGGTTCCGAGACTTGGGATCAAAAGCCAGCCATCTTCGATGCCAAGGCAAAGCCCTTCACTGGCAAAGAAAACATCGGCGGCGGCAGCAAGATTAAAGTGTCCTGCGAGATCGTCCCCTACCACACTGCAATGGCTGGCCTCGGTGTCTCACTCCGACTCAAGGCTGTGCAAGTGATCGACCTCGTGGAGTTCACCGGAAAAACTGGTGATGCTTCGGCTCACGGCTTCTCAGCAGAAGAAGGCTTCGACTCAAGTAGCGTGGAGACTCAGACCTCCCATGCTGCCGAAGACGACATCCCCTTCTGATCAGATATCCTTTCTTCTCCGTCCAGACGGCCTCCCCCATTTAGTCTGGATACCAGTGGATCCTGTCCCTGCCTCAAGACCCCGTGTCACGAGGCAGGGTAGGGTCTACTACGCGAAGAAATACACAGCATTCCGAAAACAAGTGGAGACTTTGAAGGATGCTTCGACACTGCCAGACATCTTCCCTCTCAGTGGGTGGCTGACTATGTTCGCCAGTTTTTACTTGCCTTCTCCCAAGAAGACAAATAGATTGGCTCCCCGTGGTGACGTTGACAATTACTTCAAGACCCTCGACTCGTTCAATCGGTTCCTGTGGTACGACGATGATCAAATCGTTTGTTCAACCACAACAAAGCAATACGGGGACACCCCCGGCATCCTGATTGGAGTGAAAGAAGTTGAGCGAATTCCTCAGACACGAGCCTTGCCCCAAGTGTGGGAGTAAGGACAACCTTGCCCGTTACAGTGATGGGCACGCTTACTGCTTTGGCTGCGAGTACTACGAACATGCAGACGGGCAGGAACGACAACCAGTGGAGAAACCTAAAGTGGCAAACCTAATCAAGTATGAGATCAAGCATCTCAAGCAGAGAAAAATAGATGAAGACACATGTAAGAAGTGGGATTATGGAGTGGGTAAGTTCAACGGGCAGGCTTGTCACGTTGCCAATTACCGCGACAGTGAAGGCAATGTTGTTGCTCAGAAACTGCGGTTTCGTGACAAGTCTTTTGTCTGGCTGGGCGAAACGACGAAAGTTGGACTCTACGGTTCGCACCTATGGCGGAACGAGGGGAAGATGGTCGTGGTCACCGAAGGGGAACTTGATGCACTGTCCGTCAACCAAGCCTTTGGACTTAAGTACCCATGTGTCTCGATTCCTAATGGATGCAAGTCCGCCAAGCGGCTCATCGCCAAGAACATCGACTGGCTGGAAACCTTTGAAACTGTTGTGCTGTGCTTTGACCAAGATGAGCAAGGCCGTGCGGCTGCCAAGGAGGCGGCGGAAGTCCTAAGCCCCGGCAAGGTCAAGATCGTTACATCACTCGGATTCAAAGACGCAAACGAAGCGTTGATGAACGGCAACTCCAAGGCAATCGTTGACGGAATCTATGGAGCCAAGACCTATCGACCTGACGGTGTGGTGGATGGTGCTGACTGCTGGGATCTGATCACCGAAGAACGCAACATCAAGTCTGTGTCCTACCCGTGGGCTGGACTCAACGAGAAGTTGTTTGGCATGCGTGGCGGCGAGTTGGTGACCCTGACCGCAGGCACGGGTGTTGGTAAGTCATCGGTTGCCCGTGAACTTGCGTACCACCTGATGGGCGTGGGTGAGAAGGTGGGCTACATCGCCCTTGAAGAATCCATCCGTAAGACATCCGAATGTCTGATGGGCATCCACATGGCAAAGCCCCCACACCTGTGGGACGAGAGCATTACGTTGGAGATGAAGCGTGAGGCTTTTGAGAACACTGTCGGCTCGGGCAAGTGTGTGATGTACGACCACTGGGGATCTATTGACCCGAGTAATCTTCTCAATCAAGTGCGGTACATGGCTCGTGCGATGGACTGCAACTTCATCTTTATTGATCACCTTTCCATCGTGGTGTCTGCTCTGAGCGAAGGTGATGAGCGTCGGATGATCGACAACACCATGACCAAGTTGCGGAGCCTGATCGAAGAGACTGGTGTCCACCTGTGTCTGATCTCACACCTCCGCCGTCCAGAAGGTCGGTCACACGAAGAGGGTGGTTCTACTTCTCTTGCCCAACTTCGTGGCTCCCACGCCATCGCACAACTCTCTGACGCAGTGATCGGCTGCGAGCGGAACCAGCAAGACGATACGAATGCCAATCACCTTACCTTGCGTGTCCTGAAGAACCGTTATGCTGGGGACACGGGCGAAGCCTGCACTCTGGAGTACGGTCGTGAGAACGGGCGACTTCTTGAGTGGGTTCCACCCGATATTGTTGAGGTTCCGAATGGCGAGTAAGCGTTACGAACGCATCAGGAATATGGGCTTCAGCCGTTGCCGAAAGGGGCTGGAGTTCCATCCTCCTGTTGACATGAAGACGATTGAAGATGTCGAAGGTGCGAAGGGTGCGGAGTATTGCGACATGCCTTGGAAGGG